CCGTTGGACGATCTCATGGATACATCTCTCGTGTTACGTGATGATTTTGGAAATGATGTTTCCTTCCTCTTCCCGTATTTGAATCTGAGTACAGTTGCCCCACTTGGAAAAACCAAAAGGTTGCTTGTGTTTGATTGTGATGTGAAGAACTCACTGGCCCGTCCTCGAGCGGGTCTGGCTGGCCTCTGTTACATGGCCAGGCAACGACTAGACGTCCCCATAGAGCCTCCATTAGAAGGCATATGGGAAGGAAAAGCAACACGTCTACTCGCGTCCACCACTAGTTGGAGCTTTCATCTCGCGTCTGATGATGAAGTTTTCGATTATATCGCAGCACGTCCATGGCCCATGTCATGGAAAGTCAAGAGACTGATAGGATTCTATCGGGCTATTCATGGCGATGCCTCTTCCCACCAAGATTTGTTTATCAAAATTGATGAAATTTTGAAAAACAAAGCAGACTGGGAAATGATGCACGCAATCGTGAAAAGTCGGCCTATCTTTCCCGCAAGTGATGCAGCGTTAATCGATTGGCTCTGGCAGGTTCCACTAAAGAAAGCCATGGAAGACACAATATTGCGTTTTGATTATACCGTTGACTCTATCACTGTCACGGTAGCGCTGATATATGTTGTCAAACCAAATGCAAATGCTTTGACCGACTTATTTCAAAAAGTCGAAGAGTACAACGTTTGCATTTTCATCGCAGGAGATGATATGGTAGTTTTCTTTGGTGGGGTGAGGGCGGCAGCAATAGATCTAAAGACATGTGATCTAACCTGCGCAAGTGAGTTCCAAACACAGTTCAGAATGTTCATGACTGGATTGACGAGGGATGATTGCCGAATGAAACAAATCATGCGGGAACATGGCAAAAGACTGTCAAAACCAATCAAGCCAAGTGTGCGAGAGTTGGAGGGAACGCCGTATCATGTTGAGAAAACGATACCGGAATCCGAGGTTACTACGTTAACTGGAGAAACCTCTACCTCGATTAAAGCCACAGCCACTTGGTGCTTCAATGTTGATGAGTGGGTCGTCAGATTGGAAGCGAGAGGATGTGTCGCACACAAAGAACCGAGTCGTGCGATGGAGATCTTGCTGGTTGGCATGTTTGACTATGGATTTGCACCAGAATGTGAACTTTACGACAAGGACTGCGTGATGCCGGTTCAAGCCGTCACATTTCTGGGTGGTTCCTGGGTGAACGGAAAATGGGCACCTCTTAAAGCAATTAAGAGTTTGTTCGCTCCCCAAGGTGTATTTGGAAACACCGACAGGGAAACTATCGCTGGTTGGTTTCGTGTTTGTCAAAAAGACGAACTCGCTATACTCCCAATTGCAAAAACTTTCCAGAAACTTGTGGAAGTTAATTTTGCGACAGAGTGCCTAGATGCCCTAGCACTCTGGGATGAGTATCTGCGGAAAACCAGAGATTATCGATATGAAGAGAGAGAAGAGCCAACTTATGCACTCTCTTGGGAAGAATGGGAGTTACAACTATGTGTCATGCAACATAAGGCTGGAGCGGATCCAGCTAATGTTTTGCACATGATCGCAGAGTTGAAAGACTTGGCCGAGAAAGGGGATACTTACCCTTTTCACATTAAGTCCTCCCTAGTGCCTCTCTTCATTGCCAGGTTCGGCGAGTTGCCGCCTGGCAACCAACTACCGCCCTAAGGGGGCGGAGGCGGGGGGGAAATAATTCTCATTATCAATTGGTGATGACAAATGGCAAGAAGCGACAAGGAAAGAAAACCGGAGCTCGCT